TTATAATAATAAAATGATTATAACAATTCATAAGAAATACCGAAAATATATTATATCTTTTTTTATATTAATTGCTTTAGCTATTATTTTTTCAATATTATATTACTCAACAGAATATTATATATTTGAAAAATTTGAACAAGAATGTATATTAAATAATCAAGATATTTTTGAATTAGATTCCGGTAATCCTGGACCGCATATATTATTTATAGGCGGAGTACATGGAAATGAAAAATCTGGTGCTATTTATTTGAAAGAATATATTAAAAATGTTAGTATAACAAGTGGTAAATTAACTGTTATTCATACCGCAAATAAATGTGGATTTAAAAATAATACTCGTTTAGTTCCTTCAATAAATACATATAAAAATCGTGATATAAATAGAAATTTTCCTAAAACTTTGGATGATACTGCAAGAGATCCAAATTCAAAAAAAATACTTGAATATGTTAATGATGCTGATTTTATTTTGGATTTTCATGAAGGATATGATTTTCATAAAATTAATAAAAGTAGTGTTGGATCCACATTAACATCATCGGGAGGCTGTAATTTATCCGAAAATGTTGCTAAATATATTATTAAAATATTAAATCAAAATATTAATCCAAATAATAAAGAAGGTATACCAGCGAAAGATAGAGAATGGACCCATATATCTAGTAATCCTAAATCACCTAATTATATATCAAATTTTGAGATAAAAGGTACACTGGATTATTACTGTTTAATAAAAAATATAAATTATATATTAGTTGAAATAACTGGTCAAAATAATAAACAAGAAATGGATGTAAGATTAAATCAAATTGACATTATTATTAATTCATTTTTTAACTATTTATCAACAGTATCTTTTAATGGAAAACTATTAAAGGATACAATAAATTTACCATGTATTGAGTCACATAAGTAAAATATCATCATCTTTATCTTTATCATGAATAATATAATTAAACGCTGTAAGTAAATATGTATTTTTCTTTTTCATAACTAATTCATGTAAAATTTCATTAAAATCTGAATTTTGTGGTATAAATTCATCATCCTCAATTTGAGGTTTTTTATATTTATATACAACTTTAACTCCTTGATCTTTGAGTTCTTTGTATCTTTTTGTCTTTTTGAATGTTTTAAATTCTTCGTGATTTCCAGATAATGTTAATTTATATTGATCTTCATTTTCTGGTATTTTTACATCGTCAATATCACATACATCTTTATATATAATATGTTTACGTGGTAATTCTAAATCAACTTCATCTAGTTTATAATCATTATTATCATCGTTAAATTCAATAACTGCTATAATATTTTTATCTGATTCACCAAATGCATGTTGCATACTACTTCCTGGATAATATACATTTTCAATTTGCTGTCTTGAATGAATATGACCTGCAATAACATTTGGATATGACATATCCCAATCATCACCGTGTTCTGAAACTACAGCACCCATCTTGCAATTTTTAAATTCTTGATGACAAAAGATTGCACGACATTCTTTCCAATTTCGATATTTAGAAATAGCTTCCATAAATTTACCATTTGGAACATATGGACAATATAAAAAATTATCTATTACTTCAACATCATCAATTACACGAACATTTTCCCAATCTTTCATTGCATTCATCCAATGATTTTGTGTTAAAAACTGTTGATTATTAATTAAATCGTGATTTCCAACAATTACTATAGTTTTTGTTATATTACTCATTTTCTTTACAAATTCATATGCTTTATTTAATGGAGTTGTATGTAATCTTTCATGTTCATGAAGTAAATCACCTAATATTATAATTAAATCAGGATTAATATCTTTTGATAATTGTTCAATACGATCAATAAACATTTCGACTTCTACTATATTTGAAGTTTTAAAGTGGGGATCTCCAATTGCTATAACTTTCATAATTTATAATTATTTTAATTATAAATTAATTTTTCAATTTTATTTCATATAATCCCATATTTTTGAATATGGTACTGCATATGCGATAATTGTTGGTATTAAATCGCTAGGTATGTTATACCTAATAGCTATACGACATACTTCTTTCCGTTGTAAGTAATGTTTTTTTATTTCATCGTATTTCCACTCTAAATAACAGGGAGAATGTTCACCATCATCTAATTGATATTCAATATTTTTATATATCCAATCAGCTAATTGGCTACTAGTATATGTATTATAAAAATCTTCCCATATATTTATTTTCATCATTGAATTAATACTTCCCTCAATTCCCCACATAACATAATATGCAGTATTATTACTCCAGTTTGAATCATTAGTTAGTTTTATTAATCCATGAAAAATAGTATCTTTTATATGAAGTTTTTGACGTGGAGTTAAACCCCAATCTGACATCGAATAATATTCAAATTCATCTTCTATAATCCACTTATTTATCGATTTTTCAATTTTTTCATAAAATTCTACTTGTTTTATATTCCATAATTTATCAAAATAATCAAGTTCTTCCGATTCACTTTCACTTTCACTATTACTATTACTATCAGACATAATTTATAATTAAAATAATTATAAATTAATTTTTCAATTTTATTTCATATAATCATAAATTTTTGAATATGGTATCGCATATGCAATAATTGTTGGTATCAAATCATCAGGTATTTTATACTTAACAGCTATAAGACATACTTCTACACGTTGTAGGTAACGGTCATCAAATTTTGCAAAACAATCTTCTCTAGTTTGCCAAAGTTTATGTGACAAAATACTTGGAAAAAGTTCTTCACCATTTAATTGATATTTAATATTATTTAATATCCATTTTGTGATATCAGTCTGATGATGATTATCATAAAAATTATTCCATATATTTGTAATCATCATAGATTTTATACTTCCTTCAATTCCAACTACAATATTATATGCAACTAATTTACTCCATTCAACATCATGTGTTAATTTTATTAATCCGTCCAATATACATCTGTTTATATTATCTTTTTGATCTTCAGTCAATCCTTCATATTTCATCATTTGATACTCACCAAGATCCCAATTAATATTTCCATATACACAGGTTTCAATCGATTTTTCCATCAAAGATATATTTTTATTCCACGTTTCATCAAATTCATGACTAAAACGATCATCATCCAGCAGCCATTCGTCTAAATCACCATCATCAAAATAATGACTTAAACTTTCTTCATTTAGTGGTACTTTTTCTACATTTTTATTGTCAGACATAATTTATAATTATTTTAATTATAAATTATTTTTTCAATTTTAAAGCTCTGCGTTATCTACTATATATGATGAACATAGATAAATAATGTATTTAATGTAATACAAAAAGTATTCAAAAAACCATTTAACAGCTATAAAATACGCATTAAACATTTTATAAATTGGATAAAGAATACTATAAAAAATAATATCGTAATGAATATCAAATCCAAATATAGATATTGTAAATAGCAAAGATAATTGAATTGCTAATCCAATTTTCATATAATAAATAGTATTATTACGTTTCATGCATATAGAACGAACATTTTCAACACGTTTTGTCAATTTTTCAATTAATTCACCTTTTTCTTTTTCAATTTTTTCAAGTTCTTCAGTTGTTTCGTCAATTTCTTCATCTTTATCTTGAATATTGAGTTTCAATTCTTCATTCTCTTTTTCTATTATTTTAACATGCACATCTAGATTTTTTAATATAAACCTAACTGAATCCATAATTTTGAAAAAACGCGGAGGATAATCATAATGATTACATTGTGCAATTAGTTTATTTCTCTTATTAATATTTTGGGCAATATTACCTGCTAATGTTTCAATTCTATCTCTTCTCTGTTGAAAATCATATTTACGAATTTTATCTGGAGGATTTTCCCACGTATATAATTCTAGTTCATATTTTTTATTTTCTTTGTCAATTTGTTTTATTTTTTCGGTAGTTTCTGAATCATAGATAGCTCCACTAGCATATTTAATATTATATTCAGATACCATTCTTTCATTTGACATTAAAAGAAAACTTTGAATATTTTTCTTATGTTTTTTGAATAGTTCTTTCTCTTCTTGTTTCTTTTTTTCATCAAGAGCTAATTTTGCACCCAAATCAACGAGAGCCTGTTGTGTAGCAATTTGACTTTGTTTATTTGCTTGTTCATTTGTAATAGTACTCATTTTATAATTTGTTAAAATTATAAAATTAAAAAATCATTTTTAAGGCGACGCTACAACTGCTTGTGCAGGTTGTTGTGTTTCAGTGATTTTAGTATCAACACTTTCAGAAGTAGATTCTTTTCCTTCACTTGATTTTGGTGATGAAGCTTCTGGAGTTTCATCCAAATCGCTCTTTGCACGAGGACGACGTTTTTTGACTTCTTCTTCAGTTTCTGTCTTTTTCTCTGCATTAAAGCGTCGAATCATCTTGTTAAGATTTGTCGGACTTTGCTGGTTAAGAAGTTCAAATACTTTTCTAAGTGAAATACGATTCTTACCACGATCTTCAAGATGCCAGGTATGGCATGCTTTCATAACTACATATTCTTCAGTTGGAACTGTGACATATTTCTTCTTAATAAATCGGCGAATATAGTTATTATTGATAGATCTGGCTACATCATAAATAGTATTCTCGTAATCATCAAACGTATCGGCATATCGAGGATAGAGAAAGTACAATGCGTTCGTCTTATCTTTATCCATCCTGACTTGAAGATATCTAAATTTAATAGATGGTTCATTGCCACGAGCTTCAAAAAGTGTAACGTATTCATGATTTAGTAGCTTCCACTGTTTATTATTTTCTCCAAAAATAATAATACCAGCAGTTGATTCAAATCCTGCTTTATTTACATGCTCTCGAAGTTGATCGAAAGTTGAAAATGTATGTTTTGTAGGATAAGGAATGCAACTATCATTTTCCATAATGAAATCATGATTTGAGTTATAAGTTCCTGCATTGTAAACAGTGTATGTTGCAGATGCTGCACATACAATACGGTTTTCAAACGTATTTCTAATCAAAAACATGTATGAAAATTCTTTATTCAAAGAATTAAGAAATGTTTCATATACAGTTTCATCTTCAACTTGTCCTAGTTTTTCATGAAGTTTTGAATCTTCTTTTTTGTATTCATGAAGAATAGCGGTTTTGAAAATTTCTCCAAATGATTCTTTGCTACCCCATTTGCTTCTAAAAGCGTCAAGTTTACGATGTGTAGTTACGTACCATTTGTCATTAAAATAAAATACTCGAATGAGACATCCTTCATGAGCATCATAGAATTGATATTTACTATAATCATCAGTTAGAATATCTTTTAGCTGATCACAATCTTTATCTGAATATTCGTCAGTATAAGGATACGCCTTAAAAGCCAAGTTATCACCGTGAAAAATTACACCGCGACAGCTTTTTAAAAAATCTGTATCCGTCATACTGCATTGATTGTAACAATACATTTCAAGGCCCGATTCTTCTTCAGAATCAGATAATCTTACTTTATTGCCCAGGGCAAGAATATTTTGTTTGGTAAACTCTCCACTGCTTTCTACAGTGTTATTTTGAGTTTCTGATTGAGGTTGAGGAGTTGACATGGTTTATATTG